TAGAAGAACTATCAGAGGATTTTAAACATGATTGATGACTGGCTAGATGATCCATATTGTAATGACCCATACTCTCCTTATTTTGGTGAGCTAAAGTGTATGATACCTGAAGACTATGACCCTGATGACTGGGAAGTTATAGAGAAAATATCAGCAAATGGCAACACGTCTACTATTTCTTTTATAAAGAAGGAGAACAAACATGAGACTCAATGACGCAACACCAGCAGACTGGGACAGACTACGCACAGTAGAGCCAGCAGCAGAGAAAACAGGACTAGAGCCTTGGGCGACTATGGCAGAGGAAGAAGCAGTGGAAGACTTAGTAAACAACCCAGACCATTACAACACAGGAAACATAGAGTGCATTGAAGCAATAGAGGAGTCCATGTCCAGTGTTGCATTCAAAGGCTACCTCAAGGGCAACTGCATTAAGTATCTGTGGCGCTATGATTACAAAGGTAAGCAGGTAGAGGATTTAGAGAAGGCTGGCTGGTACTTAAACAAACTAACAGACATGGTGACAGAGGAGAACAACTAATGGATCAGTATCAGCAGTTTATACACAAGAGCCGCTACGCACGATGGCTACCAGAGGAGAGCAGACGAGAGACATGGGAAGAGACGGTAACACGCTATGTAGACTTCTTTAAAGAGCGTAAGCAGCTAAAAGGCAAAGACTACGACCTGCTCAAAGAAGCTATCATGCACCAGGATGTGATGCCTTCAATGCGCTGTATGATGACAGCAGGCGAAGCACTGGCTAAGGATAACGTAGCAGGCTTTAACTGTAGCTATCTGCACATTGACTCACCGCGTAGCTTTGACGAGTTGATGTATGTTCTGATGTGCGGTACAGGCGTAGGCTTCAGCGTTGAGCGTAACTTCATTAACAAGCTGCCAGAGGTTGCAGAGACTTTCCACAAGACAGACACTGTTATTGTTGTTAGTGACAGCAAGATTGGTTGGGCATCAGCGTTCCGTGAGTTAATCGCTATGCTGTACGCTGGTAAGATACCGCAGTGGGACATGAGCCGCATACGTCCAGCAGGGGCTAGGCTGAAAACCTTTGGTGGTCGTGCGTCAGGGCCAGAGCCTTTGATTGATCTGTTTAACTTCTGTGTAGAGATATTCCAGAAGGCAGCAGGACGCAAGCTAACCTCTATTGAGTGCCATGATGTAGTGTGTAAGATAGCTGACATTGTAGTGGTCGGTGGTGTGCGTAGATCAGCCCTAATCAGCCTCTCTAACCTCTCTGACCCTCGTATGGCTAAGGCTAAGTCAGGAGACTGGTGGCGACACGAAGGGCATCGTAGGCTTGCTAACAACAGCGTAGCGTACACTGAGAAGCCAGACTGTGAGTCATTCCTGTCAGAGATGCAGTGCATGTACGAGAGTAAGGCAGGTGAGCGTGGTATCTTCAGCCGTGTAGCAGCACAGAAGATTGCAGCGCGTAACGGTAGGCGTGACAGTGAGCAGGACTTTGGTACTAACCCATGCTCTGAGATCATCCTGCGTAGTAACCAGTTTTGTAACCTGTCAGAGATTGTAGTGCGTCCTGAAGACGACCTAGACACGCTGAAGAAGAAGGCAGAAGTAGCAGCCATCATTGGCACGTTACAGGCTACACTGACAGACTTCCGTTACCTGCGTAACTGCTGGAAGAAGAACACGGAAGAAGAGGCGCTATTGGGCGTGAGCATGACAGGTATAATGGATCACTACCTGCTGAGTAAAGGTGACTCCCCAGACCTGGAGAAGTGGCTTGAACAAATACGCGATGTTGCTGTTAAGACTAACGAGAAGTGGGCTGCAAAGCTTGGCATTAGCCAGTCTGCGGCTATTACATGCGTTAAGCCTAGCGGTACTGTATCTCAGCTTGTCGATTCTGCTAGTGGTATCCATCCTCGCTTCTCTAAGCATTACATTCGCAGAGTTCGTAGCGACAAAAAAGACCCGCTTGCAGTCTTCATGGAAGCAGCAGGATTCCCAGTAGAGCAGGATGTGATGTCACCCTCGTCAGCAGTGTTTAGCTTCCCTGTGAAGTCACCAGAGAAGTGTACCACGGTTAAGCAAGTAGGAGCTATGCAGCAGCTACAGCTTTGGAAGGCTTATCAGAACCATTGGTGCGAGCATAAACCAAGCATCACTGTATATTATACAGATAGTGAATTCCTGCAAGTAGCACAGTGGATATGGGAAAACTTTGATCTGTGTAGTGGGATTAGTCTGTTGCCTTATAGTGATCATGTATATCAGCAAGCTCCGTATGAAGAGATAGACGCTGAGAAGTACGAGGAGTTACTAGCGGCTATGCCTGTTGGGGTTAATTGGGAAGACTTAGGTAACTTTGAGCAGGAAGACAACACGACAGGGAGTCAGGAGTTAGCCTGTGTAGGTGGTGCGTGTGAGATAGTGTAGATGTTGTAGGTACAAAAAAGCCCTGTGTAGATGACTGCACAGGGCTTTTTTGTTACTCTGGTGCTTGACTAATTAAAGCTCCTAAACCTAATCCTACTTTTTGACCTGTTAATAACTGCTGTAGCCTTTCGTCAAATCCTTTAGGCAAAACCACTCCTTTATTTTCGGCAGCTTTAGCTGTTTTAATCATGTTTATTACTTTTTCTATGTTTTTTGGTGCTATTTCTCTAGAAGCTAAAAAAGAAGGTATAAAACCTTTCAACAATATTCCCACTTTAGGGTTTCTAACAGCACTAAACTCACCCTGCGCCACGGCTAACTGAAAACCAGATCCTCCAGACTGTACACGCTCTAAAATAGATAGCTCGTCAAACAGCGTATCTAGTTGTTTTTGTGCTGCTGTTCCTTTAAACAACTCGTCAAAAGTTTCTTTAAACTTTGGCTCTGCTAGTTTTTTTCTTAGTTGCTGAAAAGACTGGATAGAACTGTCTGGCCCTACCTTTAAAACTTGTGCTAAAAACCCCTTTCTGATCCCTTCCATTGGGTCTGCGTCTAAACCTTTTACCTTACTATCTTTTGGCAATTTATTTTTGTACTGAGCAGCTAGTTTTTTAAGTTCCTTTACTTCTTTAATGCCGTATGTGAGTCCATCAGCAGTCAACATAGCTCCTATTTGAACAGGGTCATTTACTTCCAAAGCCTTTTTTAAATATGTACTAGTAACAACATTTTTACCTTTATTGTACATGTCTGTTACTTCATCATACTGCTTTTTCAAAGCAGGGCTTAGTGTACCAGCGGCCTCGTCCATTGCTTCTTTAAGCATGTCTGCTGTAGCGGCTAATACTTCTATCCTGTCTGGGTCTTGTTCAGTAGAACGTATTGCTTTATTAAGACGCGCTTTTACTTTGGAAAGTCGTTTATGTGCTTCAAAAAAAGATAAATCATCTGGTATTGTTTCAAGATAATTAACCGCTGTTTTAGTAGCACTGGTTGGATATTCTACTAAGGAGCTTTCTATAAGCTTCCCTTTGTCAGTGTATTTTGGTTTAGCGCGAAAGTCTTTTTTAAAGCTATCTGCAAGAGATGTAGCAGCTTCTGAAGACCGTACAGTAACTTTTTTTCCTAACGCGTCTATGTTTTTATACAGAGGGTCTACTATTTCTCTCAAGGCTTGATCTGTTTGTGTTATTAAGGCTTGTAAAACCTCTCCTTGTTTTGTAGGCCCAGCAGCTTTAAAACTTAGCAACAGTTGTTCTGCTTGTTCTCCCATGTACTTGCCATAAGAATCTAAGTAGTTATTGACCGTTCCTTTAGTTACTTGAGAAACTTTAGCAATGTTCGTCAAAATCTCAGCTTTCTTACTGTCGCTAACCATAGAAGGCAATAAACTAGCGTTATAAGTTTTTAGTTTTTCCTGTAAGTCCACTATAACTTGTTTTTGTTTTTCAGTAAGGAGAGTCTTATCTTTCAAACCTTTTCTAGTTGCTTTAACACTAGCACCTACTGCGGGAAAAGCTACACCAAAAACAGTGCTAAAAAGCGCCTCTGTTTGTGCAGCGTCCATTGCTTCTTGAACAGCTAAATCAGGATTGAATTCTCTACCTTCTATTAAAGCTTCAGCGCCTTCTCCTGCAAGCCTGCTACCATAGACAGCAGCAGTAGTTGCTGTAACACCAGCCCCTAAACCACCAACAAAAGCTCCTGGAGGGCCAAATACAGAACCAACAGCCGCTCCTTTTGTTGTAGCAGGGCCAGCAACAGCAAGTGCAGACCCAATTTCTAATACAGGCGAAATCCAATCTGCCCAAGTTTCTGGGTCTTCTGGTTCAGGATCAACTACGTCTAACAACTGACTAGCCCTAACAGCTTCTATTTCTGGGTTAAAACCCTCATTAAGTTGGTCAAGCATAGCCTGATCTGTTACTAAAGTCATACCACCTGTACTGCTTGCGGTTGGAGATTGTCCTACAGAATTTAACTCTAGGAGCATGTCAGGGTCTACTACTTTTCGAAAAGACATTATTTAGTTTCCTTAACTTTTACACCTGTGAAAAACCAGCCTTGTGTTTCTGGATCACGCAACACAAACT